CTCCTTATAATGTGACGTTCTAGGTATACGCGGCGGGTACCGCATAACTTTGTGTCGACAAAGTATTTATCTAAAAAAGAAAAAAGGTCTACAACTCTCGCTGTAAACCTTTTTTAGAAATAAGCAAAATAGGTAGGACTCGGTTATACCTACAACCCCTCGACCGAGATGCCATTCTCAAATCCAGGGAACCTAGTTCCGCTCGGTAGAGCGATGTGACTCAGCGTATTTCTACTACCAAGCCTGGGTACCACCCCTAACTAGTCAAGTTCGACCCTCTGGTAAGAGCCTCTTCCTTGCACTATAAACATCGAGCCGCTAAACTCTTTGTTGCTTATGTTATTAATATAACAAATAATGCTATAAAAGTCAACCTTTATTTGAACAAAAGTTGTCCAAAATGATCTTATTTAAATTGATGCATCTTCCATGCCTGCTACTCGTAGTTTAGTAATATTAGTAATTTGCCATTGTTTCATGTCAATACCTTTCATTACACCTAACCACTTGTTACGTAGCAGAGCAAACTCGTTGATAATTTTTTCAAAGTCAACTACATCTGCTTCGCCGTCAACGTATTTTTCAACGTCACGACTGCTTAATGCTCTTTGATAATTTTCCAAATACTGTTTGAAAAATTTTGATCTAGTTCTACGTAGTTCAATGTTTAGGTATTCTAGTACTGCTTCAATTTCTTGTAATTGTCCAAACCGTTCTTCAACTATACCAGGCAAATTTGCCGCCTGTTTTTCTAAGTTTCCAAATAATTTAGTTTCCTTACGTGCTTCTTGTAGTTCGTTTTCATACCACAAAATTGCGTCAGGAATATTACCAATGTCTTGAGTAATTCTAGAATACCAGTTCATTAATCCCACTCTTCGTCATCACTGCTATATGGATCTTCGTCCCAAGCATCGTCATCATCTTTATGTCTTTTGCCTTGTAGGTCATCCACTGCTTCTTCTAAGTATGGATCTTCACCTCCTAAAGCATAAAGAACATCTTCTTCAACGCCGTTGTCTTGACACCACTTAACATATTGCATTGCTAACTGTTCTTTGTTTGTCTTTGGGACATACTCCGAAAAGATATCCCAAAGATCAATTAGTTGGTCTTCACTCATTTCCGTCACTTGCTTTTTCCTCGATTTTAGTATTAGATGCTTCTTCTGTTTCTTCTACAGGTTCTTCTGCATCTTCGTACTTATGTCTAATCTTAGAAAAGTCGTCCATTACGAGTTGTAAATTGTCACCAGTCCAATCTTTACGATAGTGTAACATTTCCTCGTTACGGCTGTTAACAAACTTGAGTCTATTACCTTGTTGTGTTAGAATTCCTTGTTTTTCAAACAAGTCTACTAAACCACTGTAAGGATCCATACCTGTTTCATATGGAATCTTTACTTGTACGCCTTCAAAAGGTTTTGCGTAACGTGTTTTCATTACCTTACATGCGGCTCTAATACCACGTACATCACTTACCTTTTTACCATCTTCATCTTCTTTTAGTTTTAGTTTTTTCATTGCTACAACAATTGAAGATGCATACACAAATCCTTGTCCACCACTAATTTTATCATCAGGGTCAAACATATCTTGTGATGCGTATGTGTGGTTAGTACATACCATACCTACATTGTAACTACCAAACATGTTTACACAGTTTCGTACAAGTGCTGTAAGTGCCTTAGGTTTTCTACCCATATCACCTTTCAAATCACCTTTACCAAACTGATCAACATCAGTTGGAGTTAGCAACATACCTAGTGAATCAATAACAAACAATACTTTTGGTCTGTCTTCTGAATCTACTGCATCATAATCTGATCTGTAGTCTTTCATAAATTCACTAATGGTTTTTGCAACGTCATCGATCATACTCATCGATAAACGTAAAAGTTTACTTTCATCAGTATCAACACCTAATGCTTTTAACCACTTTTCATCAAGTGCATTCTCTGAGTCAATTAGTACTACAAAGATACCTTGATCTTGTGCGGCCTTTACAATGTTACCTGAAGCAAAGTAAGATTTACCTGCGCCGGATTCGCCAGCAAACACTGTTACCTTACCAAGGGGAATTCCTTTATGGAAGTCCCCGGAGATAAGATGATTTAGTGCGTAATTGCCAGTCGAAACCCAGTCAGTTGGATCGTTAAAACCCATACCTAGACCTGTTATGCTCTTGGTAAGGTTCTTACGAAATTTACTAACGTCAAATGGTTTCGCCATGATTACTCCTTATTGTTGACGGTTGCGAATCATTGCTAAAATATCATTAGCACGTTCGCTACTTGGTTTGTCTTCTGTTGCACTTGCAGTAGTAGTTGCAGTTTCAGCCACTGGTGCTGGTGTTGCTTCTGCTACTGGTTCTTGTGCTGGAGTAGGAGCCGGACTTGCTGGAGCCGCCGTTGGTGCAGTTGCACCTTTGTTCGGATCACCAGTTGGAGCACTCATGCCTGGAGCACGAAAGTACTGTCCAAAACGGTCTGGATCATATGCTTCACCATCAACAGATGCTTCAAACATTTGTTGGATAACTTTAACTTCAACGTCTGATGGCTTCTTTGGTAAGAAGTCATTAAGGTTATGCAATCCATGTGTATCAATTGCAGTTTTTTCTTCTTCAGTTACTGCACGTTCTCTACGTGACCATTGTGAAGTCGAATAATCTGCATATCCCGC